GCGGGGATGTCGATGGCGGTGGCCACGATCATTAAGAAGTACAAGCGCACGCTGGTCAACTTCCAAGAGGACTTCCTGATCCCATTCATCCAGAAGGCGGCGTTCAGGTATATGCAGTTCGACCCCGAACGTTACCCATCGGTGGACATGAAGTTCATCCCGACGGCCACGCTTGGCATCATCGCCCGTGAGTACGAACAGCAACAGTTCATCGGCTTGTTGCAGACTCTTGGGCCTAACACGCCTGTCCTGCCGCTGATTTTGAAGGGCATTCTGAACAACTCTAGCCTGTCCAACAGGTATGAGCTAATCAGTGCTCTTGATCAGATGTCTCAGCCAAATCCTGAACAGCAGCAGATGGCTATGGCAGCGCAGCAGTTGCAACTCCAGGCTGCTCAGGCTGATATTGCGGTTAAGACAACTCAGGCTGAAAACAACCGTGCTGAAGCGCAAAAGCTACTGACTGAAGCACAGCTTATGCCGCAGGAAGTTCAGGCCAAGGTAATTGCCTCTACTACCAAGAACTTGCCGCAAGGACAAGAGTCTAGTGAGTTTGACAAGAGGGTCAAGATTGCCGAGTTGATGCTCAAAGAAGCCGACATCAAGAACAAGACGAAGATCGTAGAACTTCAAATGACAGATAAATTGTCGGCAGCAGCCAAGACAGAAGAAGACTTCCTGACAGAACTGACCAACGGTCTGAAGCAAAATGCCTAACGTCAAAGACCTACTTAAAAAGATAGAGTCTGGTGACCTCTCCTATGAGGAGAAGTTACTCGCGCTGTCGCAAGTTGAGGCTACTCTAAAAGAACTAAAAGAGAAAAAAGAAGCGCGGGTCAAATTCAATGTTCAACTCATCATTGATGAGATTAAGAAGATTAAATATGATGTTCAAGCCCAACTTGATTATGCCAAGTCAATAGTGCCAGAGCGGGGGCCAAAGGGTGACCCTGGCGAAAGAGGCAAAGACGGCGTTTCTGGGCGTGATGGCCGTGATGGCAAAGACGGAAAGAATGGTAAAGACGGGAAAGATGGTCAAGATGGCATATCTGTAACTGATGCCAAAATCGACTTTGATGGCAGTCTCGTCATTACGCTATCAACCGGAAAAGAAATCAATGTCGGTGAAGTTGTGCCTCCTGATCTTGCAGAAAAGATCAAGGTCACAATGTCCACCAACTCCACGGTGGCGATCCAAGACGAAGGCTCGACCATCACCTCGGGCGTTCGCAACATCAACTTCACTGGCACGGGCGTAACCGCCACGGCGTCTGGCGACAGTGTTACGGTTAACGTCGCTGGTGGTGGTGGATCTGGAACTGTTACATCAGTAGATGTTTCTGGTGGCACTACTGGACTGACCACTAGCGGCGGTCCAGTTACTACTAGTGGTGTCATTACGCTTGCTGGAACTCTAGCAATTGCCAATGGTGGTACAGGTCAAACAACCCAGGCAGCGGCGTTTGATGCTCTTGCACCAACAACCAGTAAGGGCGATCTGATTGCTCACAACGGCACAGACAATGTGCGCGTTTCTGCGGGAACAAATGGATATGTTCTGACTGCTGATTCTTCTGCTGCTGCTGGTGTTGCATGGGCTGCATCTGGTGGCGGCATCTCCTCCGCAGACATCCAAGAGTTCACCAGCACAGGTACTTCAACATGGACTAAGCCAGCGGGGGCAAAGCTGGTGTATGTGTTGCTGTATGGCGGTGGTGGCGGTGCTGGCGCAGGTCGCAGACGCGCATTGGGATCAATTGCAACTGCCGCATCTGGCGGCGGTGGAGGTGGAGGTTCTGGACGAATAGAACTTTGGATTCCAGCCTCTGCTCTTGGTTCTACTGAAACTGTAACTGTTGGTGCTGGCGGTACTGGCGGAGCGGTCGTAACAGCAGATGATACAAATGGCAATTCAGGAAACCCTGGAGATAGCTCATCATTTGGGTCATGGGCAATAGCTAGAGCCGGGTCGGCTGGTGTTGGCGGTACAACATCAACAGGATCACCTGGCTCGGCTGGTGGTAGTCTGGGCGAATTTTCAATTGCTTCAACTACATATACTGCTGGCGGTGGTGCTGGAACCACAGGCGGTGGAGGAACGGGTTCACGAGGGGGATACAGGCCAGGGGGCGGCGGTGGTGCCGCTGGATTTAGTGCAAATTCTAGTACAACCTCTGCCGGACAAGCTGGAGGAAAAGGCGGTTCGCTTCTGACTTCTTCAAACGCCAGTACGGCAGGAGGTGGTTCTGGTGGTGGTTCCAATAGCAATGGAAGTAATGGCTCTAACGCAACCACATACTTTGTAGGTGGCGATGGCGGCGGCGCAGGTGGCAGTGGCACCACCACAGCAGGCGCTGGCGGAAACGGAGGCTATCCGGGTGGCGGTGGTGGTGGCGGTGGCGCAGGCCACGGTGTTAACTCTGGCAAAGGCGGAGATGGCGGCAACGGCTATGTTCGCGTAGTTACTTTCTTCTAATCATGCCAAAACAGTTCCTTCTCAATCCTGATGGCAGCATTCCTGCCAATGTCAATCTTCAAGCCTTGCAAGAGGCTGGGATTCCGCTTGTCCTACCTACACCCATGCCGAGAACCCCTGGAATGGTGGCGGTGGAGCAGGAGCCGCAACTAATTGATGGCGTGTGGCGACAGGTGTGGATTGAGGAGCAAGCGCCAGAAATTACTGGAGAAGAGTAATGGAAATTGGCGAAATTGATCCAGTTAGATATGGCGTTCTATGGGAGCGCGTACAGTCTATGGACAAGAAAGTAGACAAGATGGAGCGCCAGATCGAGGAGCTTTTGGCTTTAGCTAATAAAGGCAAAGGCGGCTTCTGGATGGGGATGACTATTGCTTCCTCTGTTGGCGCTGCTGTAGCATGGATTGGAAATCATTTCAGGGGAGGCTGACGTGATAGATCCCATCACCGCCCTATCTGCCATATCGTCTGCTGTTGCCCTTGTAAAAAAGGTGTCGAAGACAGTGGACGATGTTGCGTCCCTTGGGCCGGTGCTGGGCAAGTACTTTGACGCCAAGGAGCAGGCCATTGAGGTGGTCAAGCAGGCCAAGGCTGGCGGGTTTAAAGGGTCTACGCTAGGCAAAGCGCTTGAGCTAGAGATGGCGCTGGAGTCGGCAAGGGAGTTTGAAGAGCAGATCAAGATGCTCTTCTTCCAGAGCAACAAGATGGACGTCTGGGCGCGGATTACAGCCCGTGCCAAACAAATGGAAATTGACGCCGCGCATGACGCAAGGCGCAAGAAGGAAGCGGCCAAGAGGCGACAAGCCGAAATCGAAGAGTTGATGATACTGGTTGGCGGCGGCGCTGTTGCGCTTGTATCAATTGGCGTGATTGTGTGGGTGGTCATGCAATTGATCTCGGGGCAGATGAAATGAGTGAAAAGCCCGAGACAATCGTTGACAAAGTTCTCGGGTACGTTGACTCGCCGTTCAAGTTGTTTGCTGTGATCCTGATGGCAGTCTTTGCTTTTGCTGGTTTTGCTCTGTATGAAAGCCAAGACTTCATTCGTGACGCCTACAAAGAATCACAAAAGCTGCCAGAGATACGGACAGACAGAGCCGACGACGCTGCGACGATGCTTTTTAAGCAGACAGGCGCTACGGTTGTGGCGATCTTCAAGGTCAACCCGCTGTTTAACTCCCGCACGCTGTACAAAGCCTATACCAAAGACGGACGTGACAAGACCATTGAGAACATAGACGTCGGTCTATTTACCCACAACGCCTCGAACAATGCCGATGTGGTCAAGTTGATGACCAACGAGATCCCTTGCGGCGAATACCGGTACGCGCAGTCTGAAGTTGGGCTTTGGTATCTGGAAAAAGGCGTGACTTACACTTGCCGCGTCAGTGTGCCGCCCGATTCGCATCGATTTGTTGGGCAAGTTACTGCGGGTTGGACGGAACAGCCCAAAAACCTTGAGCAGACCAAGTTCATGCTGGAGATCGCCAGCGCCATGCTGACAAAAAGAGGGAACTGATGACCCCAGAACTGCAAAAATACTACGAAGACCGTTTTGATCTCTTCATTCATCCTGGCTGGATTGCCATGATGGAGGATGTTGACAACATGCTCGCCGCAATGAACAATGTCTCTACCATTGCGGACGAAAAAAGTCTACAATTTCGTAAAGGCGAGATTTCCATCCTGATCTGGCTAAAAACCTTGAAAAAGGTCAGCGAAGATGCGTATGAGGATCTGACAAGTGAAAAGAATTTATGAATTTGCCTGCGTATGCGGGCATCGCACTGAGGCTTTAGTCGGTTATGAGACGACTGAGGTGCAGTGTGGATGCGGCGGTACAGCCAGCCGCGTCATAAGCGCACCCAAATTTAACTTGGAAGGCTGGTCTGGCTCTTTTCCATCTGCCCACGGGCGGTTTGAGCACAGACACGTTGAGAAGTTGAATGCGGAGCGCAAAGCCAACTCATAAGCCACAGGGCCGAGTTGAATCTCCTACAACCGTTTTGGCAGGAAACCAATTATGCTGATTGACCAAGAACCCGAGCCGCTAGGCGAACTCGAAACAGAAGAGGCGAAATCTGAACTCCCTGAAAAATACAGGGGCAAAAGTTTGGAAGAAGTCGTGCGGATGCACCAAGAAGCTGAAAAGTTGATTGGCAAGCAAGCTCAAGAAGTGGGCGAAATCCGCAAGCTGAGTGACGAGTTAATCAAGCAAAACCTCGGCTCTAAGCAACAGCGTGTTCACGAGGATGAACCGGAGGTTGACTTTTTCCAAGACCCTCAAAAAGCAGTTCAGGCGACCATTGAAAAGCATCCAGACGTTCTTGCGGCCCGACAGGCCAGCATGGACTTCAAGCGGATGCAGGTTCAGCAAAAGCTGTCGCAGGAGCACCCCGACTTCACACAAGTCGTGGGCGATTCAGAGTTCCAGAACTGGGTGAAATCTTCATCCGTGCGTCTGGCGCTTTACGCGAAAGCAGATGCTGAATTTGACTATGACTCGGCCAACGAACTGTTGTCCACTTTTAAGCAATTGCGCGGTGTTAAAGCCCAGCAGGCAGAGCGAACAAGCGACGCCACACGGGTCAAGAACATGAAAGCGGCGCAAGTTGATGTAGGTGGCTCTGGCGAGAGTTCCAAAAGAGTCTACCGGCGGGCAGACCTCATTCGGCTGAAAATGACAGACCCGGCTAGGTACGAATCCCTGAGTGATGAGATCATGCAGGCGTACTCTGAAGGGCGTGTTCGGTAACATTTTTTCGGAGATTTAACATGGCAAACACCGCCTTTTCCCCTACCAATTCGGTAACCACCACCTCTGCGGCCAATTTCATTCCAGAAATCTGGAGTGATGAGATTGTCGCTGCCTATAAAAAGAACCTCGTCTTGGCCAATGTGGTCAAGAAGATGTCCTTCCGTGGCAAAAAGGGTGATACCGTTAACATCCCGTCGCCTGCCCGTGGCAATGCTTCGGCTAAAGCTGCTACTGATGCCGTTACTCTGATTGCAGAGAGCGACACCAATATTCAGGTGCTGATCAACAAGCACTATGAGTACAGCCGTTTGATCGAGGACATTGTTGAGGTGCAAGCCCTGACGAGCCTGCGTTCTTTCTACACGGAAGATGCTGGTTACGCTCTGGCTAAGCGCATTGATACCGACCTGGTTCAGCTTGGACGCGCTTTCAACGGCGCCACCATTGGTACCAACGACTATGCCACCAGTGCTGCAAGCACTAAGGCATATATTGGCTCTGATGGCACCACCGCCTACAACAGCAGCACCTCGAACGCTGCGGCACTGACTGATGCGGCTATCCGTCGCACCATCCAGCGTCTGGATGACAACGACATCCCTATGGATGGCCGTTTCTTCCTGATCCCGCCTTCGAGCCGCAACACCCTGATGGGTCTGGCCCGCTATACCGAGCAAGCATTTGTTGGCAACGGCGATGCTATCCGCAACGGTGAAATCGGTCAGTTGTACGGTATCGCTGTGTTCGCTTCGTCCAATGCCGACACCGGCGCTGGTAACAGCGGCGCAGACCGTATCTGCCTGATGGGTCATCGTGACTCGATGGTCCTGGTTGAGCAGCTTGGCATTCGCTCGCAGACTCAGTACAAGCAAGAGTACCTTGGCACCCTGTTCACCGCAGACACGATCTACGGTGTGAAGGCCCTGCGTACCAATGCTACTGGTACTGCTGCTGACGCCTCCGCTGCTTTCGCCCTGGCTGTTCCGGCCTAATTGCAGTTGCCCCTCCCCCTCCGGGGGGAGGGTCTTTTTTATAGGAGATCAAAATGGCTGCTGCATCCGCTGTCGTTTCCCGTCGTGGAAACGATCAATTCCGGGGCTTGTTCTCGGACACCTGGGAAGTTCAATGTACCCTTGACGCTGGCGCTGTCAGTGCTGGTGCTACGGATACCGACACGATCACTGTTCCTGGCGTTGCCTTGGGCGATATGGTTATCGGGTTTTCGATGGGTGTGAGCGAGGCTGGTCTGGTAAAACGGGCTTATGTCTCTGCTGCTAACACGGTGACTATCGTCACCTACAACCCAACCGCTGGATCTGTGAATCTGGCATCAACCACTGTTACGCTCGTTATCGGGCGCGCTGTGTAAAAGACGGGGGGCCACAAGCCCCCCTGTTTTCTTTGGAGATTTCAAATG